TCGCGGTTCAATCTGCGAGAGATCCCCGACGACGAGTTGATGCCCCTCGGGAGCCATAATCGCTTTGCGTAGGAACGAGCCTCGCTTGAGGTTCTGCATGTTGATGGCCGAGCCCTTGCTTGCTGTCCACCGACCCGTTTGCGCGCCGTAGTAAGAAAGCGGAACAGGGAGCGCACCCCTTTGGCTGATCTCGAGGAATCGCTGTGCTCTGGTTCTCTCCGTGGTAGATTTAACCCGAAGACGCGCTTCACATAGAAGGGCAACGTCTTCACGTTCACCGTTGAGTAACGCTTGAAATAGGGCATCGTTTTTAGCGACGGCAAGTGTTTCTTTCCCAGTCGTTTTACTTGTCTTGGTTGGCGGAACCACGTTGAGTTTCTCAAGTAGTGCAGCAAACTGCTGATTCGACGCCAGTGCAGTTTCTTCCACGCCGAGTTTTTGTAGTAGGTCTTCACGTTTTTCCTTTTCATCTAGTATGGCATCGGTCAGCATGTTCGGGTCAAGTTCAAGGCAAGGGCGTGTGTACATCTTCAGAGTCATGTCTATTAGGCGTAGCTCCTTCGAAGGGTAGCCAACAGCCAAGCGGGTAAAGATTTGCTCACACAGGTGCACATCATGTGCGCAGTAGTCGGCTAACTCTTTCTCCATCTCAGGTGTCAGCTTCTCGTAGCCGTTGGTGTTGTACACAGCGTTGCCCTTGGGCGGCAGACCGAAGTCCTGTGCCAGCTTCATCAGCGAGTTACCAACCTCCACGCCCCTAAGAGCACGAGCCATGGAGAGAGAATCAAAGATAAAGCTTGGATGCCAGTCATATACCCATTCCAAAATAGATATATCGAACTGAGCGTTATGAGCCAGAACAGCAGTAGTAGACTGAGGATAACAAGCCAAGATTCTAGGAAGCTCGTCTCCTCTGTACCACTGGGTTGGTTTGTCTGATCCGTACTCATGGATGCAGGCTCCGAACGCTCTAAATTTATCATGGCGTATGTACTCCTCTGTTGTCATCTTGCTGAGCGTGTAACCTTCCTTGGTGTCCCAGTAGGTTTCGAAGTCGATCGTTAAGATTCGGTCGTATGGTTTAGTCATCAAGTTCCTTAAGGCGTTCGTTTGCTGCTTTTATTACCTCGTCCGCAAGCGTCGGGTCTTCTTGCTGTAAACGCCCCATGAATCGGGCAATCCAACCTTCGTCAAACTGGTGGGGTGTTTCTGTTGATTCGTGCATGAGTTCCACGATTCTTTTCCTGCTGATTTGTGTGTTCAATTAAAGTTCTCCTTGGGTGGTGCGTCTAGGACGTTTAGAAAGCCGAAAAAATCGTTTGCCGCCAACATGAGTTGCGACGCCTCCATCTCGTTACAGTTGAGGGTAACGACTCCTGCCATCGCATCTTCAGCACGTCCAATGATGACAACGCCTTGCGCGTTACCATCCCCGTAGCACATCACCAGCTTATGTATCAGTAGCTTGAAATGCGCTTGCTCTTCGTCTGACATGGCCGTCACCCTGCGGTGCAGTTCAGCTTCGGTCATTGAGCCGTCAAAGTCCTCGTAGTTCATTTTGTTTCTCCTTGAGCAATAGCTCTAAGTCCGGTATGTTGTGCTCACGGGCAATGAACACAGTACCGCCTGCATTGAGGATAGCGTTGAGTTCTCTGTCCTGTAGCGCGGTGGTCTGCCCCTTGCCGGCCTTGCACTCGATGGCGATGAAGTGTCCGTCCATGCAGCCAACGATGTCAGGTATCCCTGCACGGCCAAAGCCGTTAGCAGGGGGCATGAAGTGGTATACGCCTAGCTTGTCCAGCAACAGCCGTACCGCTTTCTTTACTTTCCATTCAGGTGTTTCAGCCATTGTGTGCCTCAGTCATTGATCTCTCTCTTTCTGTTTAAAAATACAGCGTCAGCGGGGTTGCATATCCGTTCACGCGATCGCCTTCCCGTGTTGTCTGGCTTTGGGCAGTTCACAGGCACGTCAACGACTACCCAAATTGCCGCCAATGTATTGCGGTGGGTCGACTTCTCCCACCGATCGATGTACACACCAAAGACACTCTCCAATGATTTGTTGACAGAGCGAACGTCTATGCCAGTGAACTTGGCTATGTCGCTTGACTTCAAACCATCGGGGTGTCGTTTGAGTAGCTCACGAATGATGTTGTGATTACTCTTCACGTTTCAGGGCTCCTGTATGTTTGTTTGGTAGTGGTTCTACGGCACGGCTGAATGTGCCAAATTGTCTGTAGCCCAAGCCTTCTTCACTTGAGAGCGTGCCTGATGGTTGTTTGGCACGAAAGCGCACATCTTGTATGAAGATGCTAGGGCGGTCTATCAGAGCGAGTTCTTCCCAAGGGTTGAGCACACGTGGTTGTAGGCTGTTTCGCAAGACGAAGCACTCTCTGATGTAGTCGTAGGTGATAAGGTCAAGCACCTTCATGTCTTAAGCCCCCGCACATACGCGGCGAAGCTTGCCGCTGTGTCACCAGAGTTTTTCATAGCATCGAACTCACGTGCCACTTCTTCTAGCGCATCGTTGCGAATCTTCTGCGTCACTTCGTTGGTGATCTGCCCTTTAATCATCTGACGCTTGCGCCAACCCAGCGCTCTCTCCCACACATTCAGTTGCGGTTCTGTCATGCAATTCTCCTGTCTTTTTCTTCGGCTTGCGCCAACAATTTACCTAGCTTACTCAAATACACAAAATCAGTTTCATCTGTGTCATTGACATCAATCCCTTCTGAATCAAATGTGGCCGCGGTCTTGCCAGTGATCTTAGGTGAAGTCACAAGGCACTGATACCCTGCCCATGAGAACTCACGCACGCCCCTGATATGTTCCTTGATGACAACAGACTTGTTGCCCACTGTGCGTTCATGTTCCTTGACGTAGTGCACGATGCGTTGTGTCTGCCCACTGGCAGTCTTGACGGACTTGTCACGGTCTTTGAAATAAAGTTTTGTCTGATCTTGGTCAACGCCAAATGTTACACGCTCACCATTCTTCTTGACCACAACGTTCCAGCGCTCATCACGCTTGACCCACCAGTTAAACATGGCAGCAAAAATGTTCTTGGATGCCAAGCGCATATGATCTATTGAATGGTTGTCGTTCTCAAAGAACGATGGTTGCGACCAAGCCCGCTTCGTAACGACATGACTCCTGCCACCCCCTCCTCGCTTAGACGCAGAGTTCTTGATGGGTATGATATTGGTGATCGTGCGCAGTTCCTCACACGCTTGCATGGCGCCTGTCTTTCGGTTGATGGTGAACCACATGTGAATCCAAAACAACCTACCATCGAGACGGAAAGCGGCTCCGTACTGATACGGCACACCTGAGTGATAGCCAACATACCAAGGTAGCTTCTTGTGCTTGATGGCAAACATGATGTCAGGGTAAATATGGTCACTTGCAGAGTCCTGACGTGTCTCCTTGTTACCGATGCAAATACACATCAGCGTTGGCATGGCCTTGGACACATTGACTTTGATATTCTCCTCATCATCAGACCACGGCATTTCCCATGGGTTGGGTACATGCGTGCCTAGCTTGCGTAAGCCTATGACGCTGTCCTGTTCAAGCCAAGACTCTTTCATGCTAGGCAGGCGGTAGGTATCAAAGGATACGTCAAGGTTGTCCAGTAGTTCAGACAGGTTGCGCCTGTCTTCCTTGTGTGACACACGAGGCTTGCGTTGCTTTTTAGGTTCTTCAGGCACAGCCACAGGAGCTTGCGGTGTCTCCCCTATGGGCGTTGCGTCCACGACAATCGGTGCACCTCTGTGGAACCACGAGCGCACCCTAGCCATGAACCTTTCAAGGAAAGGTATTTTCATGTGTTCATCTCCAGTGTGTTGATCTGGTCAATTATCCATTGGCAGTCTTTGCGCAAGGCTTCGAAGCGAGGCGTGTCCACCTGCTGAATCTTTCCGCCAGCGTTGAACATTTCGTATGTGTCGTTGTAAACATCTTTAAGTTTTACATTGATTTTTATAGATACTTCCGTTTGCAAAGGCCAAAGATGTATCAAAGTCTCGATCGCTTTTTCAAACTCTTGATCGCACTCGTTTGACCCGTACAGATAGAAGACAAAGTCGCCTTGTTCGTTAACCTCACCCGAGTGCGGGTGCTCGTCTACTTCAAGTTCTATGGGTTTCATCTCAACCTCCAAACATTTCTTTGAGGTGGCGGTACAAGTCATGTGCCTGATACACAGTCATGTCCTTCAAAATATCTTCGGGCGACTTCACACGTACAAGAGAGATCATGCGTTTAGGCGCATGCCCGCCCATAGCGTAAGCAGCAGCGTCAAGCGCATCTTGGCTAGGCACAGGCATATTCTCCAACTTCTCACGTAGCAACGCACCGATGCCTGTCACGGCTTTCTTCTCGTACTTGCGCTTGGGTGGTGCTATAGGTGCGTCCAGCTTCTTGAGTGCTTTGAGCGATTTGATGGGG